CTGCCAGATGGAGAATATATAATTAGCGATTATGGAAATCATGCATTAATAACCGAAGTTAAAAAATATTATGATTGTAATTACGATAGCAATTACATTTTAATAAAAAAAGAAATAGTACCGGAATTTGATATTAAAAAATTTTATGGCTGCTGTGTTCCTTTATTCATTAGAATGAATCTTGTTATTAGATTTCATAACTTTGAAGAATTTTATAATGGTGGTGAACTTGATTGTGAAAGATATTATTTTGGGTATTAGACATGGAATTATTAACATCTATCATAACAGCAGTTGCTATATATTTAATGATCAAGAAAAACAAATGGTCGTTTATAATTTTCAATATAGCAACTGTATCTTGGGCTTATTTAGATTACGTATCTGGAATGTATATTCGTATCTTTATTGAGATATTTTTTATCATATTTAATTTTTATGGATTCTACGTGTGGGGCAGGGATGAAAGAAAACAATAGAGAGTTATTATTTTCGATAACTAAGAAAGATTTTGATGTTCAAAGATTTAAATCGGGTGGTAAAGGAGGCCAACATCAGAATACTTGTGATTCTGGTGTTCGAATCATTCATCGATCATCTGGAGCGGTTGGAGAATCTAGATCAGAAAGAAGCCAACATCAAAATAAGAAAATAGCTTTTAAACGGCTTGCTGATTCTCAAAAATTTAAATTATGGCTCAATAAAAAAATATTTGAGTTATCGGTAGACGAAAAAAAGATAAAGAGAGAAGTTGATTTAATGATGAAAGAAGGGAATTTGAAGATTGAAGGAAAAGAAAATAATAGATGGGTTGACATAGAAGGAGAATAAAAGATGAGTATTGAAAAATTAATGGAACGTGATATAGAACCATTATATCTTGGGCCGGGATATACACTTTCAATAAATTATAAAAGATATGATGAAAATAATAAACTGATAATAAATGAGATAATAGAAAAAGAAGAAATGACAGAAGAGTTAATAGCTGATAAAGCTATTATTTTTAGGTTAGAAAATGAATTTTGTTTAGAGAAAGGGATTGGTGTAGTACTAGGTAAAAAGAAAGGGTAGTAGGATGAATGATTATATGAGTGATAGCACAAATGAGTGTAATTATTATGTTTATGTTTATTTAGATCCTAGAAAACCAGGAAAGTATGTTTATGGTGATTATTGTTTTTTATATGAGCCATTTTATGTCGGAAAGGGAACGGGATATAGATTTTTAGAATTGAAACGTGGACGAAATAAACATTTTAAAAACAAAATAAAAAAAATAAATAAATGTAAATTAAGTCCGATAGTAATAAAAATTAAAGAAAATATTATTAATGAGGAATCAATAAATTTAGAGATAAGATTGATAAATTTGATTGGTAGAAAAGACCTAAGTAAAGGTTCACTTATAAATTTTACTGATGGTGGTGAAGGTACTAGTGGATATAAATATAGTAAAGAAACAAGAGAATTAATTGCCAAAAAGTGCAGAATCGATTTTTCTGAAATTGAAGAATCTTTTAAACAAGCTGAATATACTTTAATAACAACAAAAGAAGAATATAAGAATAACTTGACACGATTAGAATATATTTGTGATAGGGGTCATAGAAGGTTCGTGATATGGAGTAATTTTAAACGTAGTTTAAAATGTCGTGACTGTTATAATGAGGATCAAAGAAAAGATTTCTCTGAAATTGAAGAATCTTTTAAACAGGCTGAATATACCCTAATAACAACAAAAGAAGAATATAAGAATAGTGGTGTTAAATTAAAATGTATTTGTCCAGAAGGTCATAAATGTAAAATTAGCTGGAATTCCTTTAGGGATGGTGTAAGATGTTTTAAATGTTATCATAAATTAAGAGCTGAAAAATGTAAAAAAGATTTTTCTGAAATTGAAGAATCTTTTAAACAAGTAGAATACACTTTAATATCAACAAAAGAAGATTACAAAAATGCATTTACTAAATTAGAATATATGTGTGACAGAGGTCATATAAATTCAATAAATTGGGCTATGTTTCAACAAGGTACTAGATGTTCAAAATGTTTACCAGATAGAATGTCAAGAAAATATAGAAAAGATTTTTCTGAAATTGAAGAATCTTTTAAACAAGCTGAATATACTTTAATAACAACAAAAGAAGAATATATAAATAGTAAACAAAAATTAAAATGTATTTGTCCAGAAGGTCATACATATTTAACATCGTGGAATAATTTTCAGTCTGGACGTAGATGTCCATGTAATCGAACGAAGAAAAGGGGAGAAATTAAATGTCATTACAAGGACTTACCAACATAAACATTGAACTAACATCAAGGTGTAATAAGTCATGTTGGATGTGTGGACGCCGTGAGCGAGATCGTTTATATAAGGATCTTGAATATGGTGATATGGATTTTAAAACTGTTGAAAAGATAGTAGAACAAACCCCGTCAGGTATTGTTGTTCAACTTCATAGCAACGGGGAAAGTTTATTATATCCAAGATTTGGTGAAGCTGTTAAATTATTTAAAGATAAAGACTGCATTACTTCTATTACCACAAATGGAAAATTAATTGTTGAGAAATCTGATGAAATTTTTGATAATTTAAATTCCATATCAATTTCGATTATCCAGGATGATAAAGAAGCAGATGAACAATTTGAACTCATTACAAAGTTTCTGGAACTGAAGGATAACAAATATAATGAAACAAGTACATTTATAGTTTTAAGATTTGTTGGTGATGTCAATGAAACTAGATATAAAGAATTTTTAAATCGTCCTGATGTTATGAGAGCCAAGAGAGTTTTACATTTACCCAAAGGATCTATTTGTTATACTCACCCACCAACTATTCCTGAATTTGGGATTTGTATTGAATTTTTGAGACATCTAGCAATCGATAAATATGGTAATGTCTCTTGTTGTGTGAGATTTGATCCTGAAGGACAATTGAGATTGGGTAATATAATGAATAAATCATTAGCCAGAATGTGGAGCGGATTAAAAAGAAAAACGATGTTGCGACTACATGTTACCGGTCAGAGACACAAAATTCCATTTTGTGGAAAGAAATGTCATTTTTGGGGAATCCCAATATCGGGAGAGTAGATGAAAATGGATAGATTAGAAATTATTTTATTAGTTTCAGGTATAGCTTTAATTGTTGTATTAATTATTGGGAAGTTTAATATGAAAAATCGGGAAGAAAAAAGAATTCAGACAAATGTTGAAATGAGAATTGAAAACAAAGTAAATCAATTAAAGGAACGAATAAGAAATTTGGAGGATAATGGTTCGGAAAGGAGAATTGAATGATAACTCAAGACATTAATGGCAAAGATTGCTGTACCGAGTGCAGAGACAAAAACATAACACATAACATAAAAGAAATAACAATTCCTAATAAATATTGGGAATCTGGACCAACTTCTTTTATCCGTAAATGTTCTAGTTGTGGATATGAAGATGGTCCTTGGGTAAAAGCAGAAGATCATCTGGCTCAGGGATGGTATTAAAATTATTGGAGGGGTTTTACAAAATGAAAGTATATTTATTGAGTATTGGTGTAGAAGACAATTTTGATATTGTCGGTATATTTTCGTCAGTTAAAAAGTTGAAAGAATTTAAAAAAGAATTTCCGAATAAACGATATAAGGAGTGATAGATAGTGAATGTATATGTATTAACATCTGAAATAGAAAATTATCAATGTATTGAAGGAATATTTACATCAATGAATTTCTTAAATAGATATAAAGAAATTTTTCCTAATAAGAAATATAATGAAGTCAAGATATTAAAAACTGATTATTTTCCTGAAAATGGAAAAGAGAATATAATGTATGTTGAATTGCGGGATGATGGTGGATATTGGTCGTTTATTACTTATAAAGTTGAGCTAAATGAAGAAAGTAAAATTGGAAAATTATATAGAGCTGATTATAACTACTATAAACAATATCCTGGTAGACAAGTTGACAATAAATATATTTATAATACAGATTCTGGAGATTTTAATAGATTTTATTCATATGTATATGCGTCAGATCGAAATGAAGCAATAACTAAATTATATGAAATTTTAGGAAGAAATATAGTTGGGTGGGATTCATGAAAACCATTATTGCGGGTTCCAGAAACATAATAAGTTTCAAAATAGTAAAACAAGTAATTGAAGATTCAGAATTTGTAATCACAAAAGTAGTATCTGGCACAGCAAGAGGAGTTGATCGATTAGGTGAGGAATATGCGTATAATAATAATGTTCCTATTAAAAGATTTAAACCTGATTGGAAGACTCAAGGAAAGCGTGCTGGAATATTAAGAAATATCGATATGGGCAATTATGCTGATGCTCTTATCGCATTATGGGATGGTAAGAGTAAAGGCACGAAACATATGGTCGATTATGCAACTGAAAAAGGTTTAAAGATCTATGTTGGGAGGGTTAATGTGATTGAGATAAATTATATGATTAGAAAAGAGATATTAAGTAATATTCAATATAATCTTAATTATTATAAAGAAAAAGGTCTCATTAAAAAGTATGATATTTTGACGGAGAATCGAAAAATTAATATTTCATATACACCAGGAGATAATCCTGAAATCGAAAAGAAATTGAAAAATATGATTAAAGGAAAAATAAACATTTGATATGATAAATAATCGATTTTTAGATTGTTTTGGAAGAGTATATGTAGCATCGGGTAGTTTGGGAATTGATGGCAAGGGTTATTATTATGATAAATTTTTAAGTCTAATCCCAGGTCATAATTTTAGAGGAGCAACGCTTATAACTAAAACAATTACAGTAGATGCCAGGGATGGCAATTTGCCATTAAAAAAGAATCTTCAGCCTAGAAGTAAATGGCCCAATTGTATTAAGGTTTATCCATTTTCAGGTCATGTGATGAATGCTGTTGGAATCCCGTCACCAGGATTAAAAGCTGTTTTAGATTCTGGTGTCTGGTATAATATAGAAAATCCATTTTTAATATCTATTATTCCTGTCAGAAAAACTAAAATGGATAGGATAAAAGAAATAGAAACAGCAGTTGAGTTACTTGGTAAAAATTGTAGAAATTTTAAGACTATATTTGAAATACAATTAAATGTTTCATGTCCTAATATCGGAATAGATATTTATCAATATATTAATGAAGTTCAAGCTTATATAAGTATATTATACGAAGCTGGTTTTTTAGTAGATTTAAAAGTCAACGTTTTAATTCCACCGGAATGTATTAATGCTTTACATTCATATCAAATGGTTACGTGTTCAAATACAATTCCTTTTGGGGCATTTCCTGATGAAATCAATTGGAAAAAATTTTCAGGTTTAGAACAATATGGTGGTGGAGGATTATCTGGTCCGATATTGTTACCATATGTAATTGATTGGATTAAGAGATTCAGAGAAATAGATAGGTTATTTCCTTTAAAAGCATGTGGAGGAATATTCAGTAAGAGAGACGTCGATAAAGTTATAGAGGCTGGGGCTGATGCTATTGAAATCGGCATAGTTAAGTTGATGAGACCTTGGAAAATAAAAGGCATAATTAATAGGATGAAAAAATATGATCAAAATAGGAGGATAAATAAAATTGTTATATAACCATGAAATAGGTGAAAATGATGGAGAAGATAGATGTGAAATATCAGCTAAAAATTATGAAAAAAAGTTTATCAAAGAAATTTGTCAAATGATTGCTAATAGTCTTCAGATTAATTGGTCTGATAGGCGAATAGTTGAAAGTTTATTATATACTTCTCTTGGAAGAATAAGTGATAGAGATGGATTATTAGAACAATATTTACATTCACAGTTGGATGAAATTCTTGAAAGATTTAAAAAGGAATTTGAATTAAGCGATGATGTAAAAACAGATTATAGTCATGCAACTCATGCAAAGTTTAAATCATTAATCACGGCAATAAAAGAGATTCCTGAAAGAGAAGTTAAAAATGACAACAAATGAAATATTTGCAGAAGCTTTAGCTACGACAAACAATTCTGCAATAAATGATTGTGTGAATGGGATTGTAGATAATAATGTTTTATCTTTTGGTGGGATGTCTACTGCTGATATTGGATCGACATGGGCAACAACAGTGTGGAATGGGTCATCATGGATATTGTCAGAAACATTGTATAATGATCTAATTGTTAACTCGGTTAAACCATTTTTATGACAACACGTGAGATTTTTACATTGGCACGATCTTATTATTGTCAGAAACTTGGTGATAAATTGGTAAAAGAATTATCGAAAGTTCAATTTGAAGAAAATATTGATTCAATAATAGATGAACTCCAAAATGAGATAGTAAAGGCTATAGCAATTCCAAGGAGGTATCTTTTTTATGACAAGCAGACAAATATTTAATGAAGCTATTCTTAGTGCTCATAATATTACTTTATGTCTAGAAAATGGGGGATGGCCGGTTAAAAGTGTAAAATATGAAATAAGATCAGTAAATGAACAAACTGGCGAAATAATGTTTGATGCATATGTGGAACTACTTCGATCATGTAAGATGATAAAAGTGGATTTCACAGTAACGGATGATGGCATTGAAATAAATGAGAAGACCAACACCTTTCAGTGAGGTATATAAACACAAAGGATCAAATGTAGCTATCTTTTTGGGTTGTGGAAAGTCTATCAATAAGATTACCGAAGCCCAGTGGAGAAAGATATCACAGTTTGATACATGGACATCTAATAATTTTATATATCACGATTTTATTCCCAAATTCTATCATGTTGAAATTAAAAGAAATAAGAATTTCAATACATGGAAACAATGGAGAAAAATAAAAGGCAAATCATATGATAAAGTTATTTTCATTGTGAAAGATCATCCAAAAAGAAAATTTTTGTTAGAAGCTGTTGATATTGATAGAAGCAGATTTGTTTATGGTTATCACCTTAAAAAGATCAATAATCGAGCTAAAGGAATTAAACCGACATATAAAATTAAAAATAGTCATTTGACTTGTAATTGTAATGCGAGCTTTACGATGATATTGGAGATGTTATATAAGTTTGAATATAAGACAGTTATTTTATTTGGAGTTGATATGAAAGACTCAAGATATTTCTGGTCAGATATGAGTGTTACTGTTGGGGGGAAAGGTCCAAGAAGAACAATCAAATATAAAGGTATGAAAGTTCACTGTAATACAAATAAGGATCATGTTCCAAACCAACCTCATACAACAGCTCATTTAGTACCATATATTATTGGTTTTAGTAATAGATATATGGAAAGTATTGGTGGTAAAATATATGTTGGAAATAAAGATACATTATTATACCCAGGGCTTTCATATATTGATATTTTGGAATTGTAGTTTTAAAAATAAGACAGGTTGAAGATAGAACGGAGGAGGCAGATATGTATATAAAAATAGTAACACATCATGAAATACCAGAAGAAAAAAGAAGAGACGGAGAAGAAGTTGTTCCTGAATCAATAATAATCGAATGTAAACGAGTTGATTATAAAAAGATTAAAATATATGATTATTCAGATTTCAGTACTTTTATAGAAAAGGTAGATGGAGTATTCACAGATGGTTATGAAGCAGTGGGTAGATGGAATTGGAAAAATGCTGAAGAGAGTTGTGAATTTATATTGATTAAATATCCGATAAAAGATAATAATCATAAATTACTTGTTGCAATCGACTGTAATATATATGTAATGAGTGATAATGGTAAAACAATTGATAGTTTAAGTTGTAATTAAATTTTTAGATTAATCAACCTGTCTTATTATATTTTGGAGGGAAGAATGACAAAAGGTGAACTGTGTGATATGTTAATCAATATTGTACGGGATTATAAAAAAGAAGGAGTTTTAGAGTCATTAAAAAGAAATAAACATATGTCTAAATATAATGGAGAAATGATTAAAGAAACAACAATAGATGCTTTATTAGTTGATTTTATTAACTATGTGGGATATCGGCAGGGTTTGGATCTTGGTTTACACATAAGACATTTGAAGGGAGAAAAAAGATGAAATTAATTATAACAAGAGGAACTCAAAAATGGACAGATTTTGTATGGGAAGAAATGGATATACAAATATCAGATAAAAAGACACAAACTATTTCTGTTTATCCATTGAGTGAATGTCCAGAGGATGCTATTATTGGGAGAGATTTAATTTCTTGTGGTGAGATAGCAAATCTAATGAAAATAGCATATGAAGCTGGTAAGAATGGTGAAGAATTAGAAATTGAAGAATTGGAGGATGATGAATAAATGATTAAAAAATTAAAGATTGAGAATTCTAGAAATATACTTCATAGTGAGATGGAAGATATAATAGAGAAAATAAATGAATTGATAACATCGATTAATTATATTCAAAGAACTTTGGATGATCAAGATACATATAATATGGAGATGAAAGAGCGTGGTATATCATGAATGAATATTATGAATATTATTTCGAAGAAAGTTCATCGATAGTTGTATTATCTCATAAAGGAAGAGATTTTATAAGTAGACAATTAGGTAAATACAGATGTAAAATTTGTAATAATTCTTTAATATTGATTACTAAATTAGAGGGATCATTTGTAGTATGTTCTGGTCATATATTTGATCATAGTTGTGGATATTATATTGATATGTCAGATCTTAAAAAAGAACCGTCAGTAAAGGAGAATAAAAATGGTAAAAAAACTCAAAATTCTAGATTATCAAAAAGAACATAATTTAGAGTCAAATATTATACCTTATGTAGTATTTAAAAATTTAACTGAAATAATGAATAAAGTTAATGAATTAATTGATTTTGTGAATATAAAAATTGCACATTTAGGTGATATAAATGTTAGGATGAATTCGTTAACAGATTTTGTTCATAATGAAATTGCTAATATTAAATCTAAACAGCAGGGTAAATCTCATTGGGATTTGGGTAAGTAAATATGGAGATGATTGTAAATGGAAGAATGGAAAACAATTAATGAATTTCCAGATTATGAAGTTAGTAATTTAGGAAGGGTTAAAAGTTTTAAAAGATATAAAGAAGGAAGAATTTTGAAATGTGGAAAAGATAGAGGTGGATATTTACATGTTAGTTTATGGAAAAATAAAAAAGGATACACTAAAAAAATTCATAGATTAATTTTAGAAAATTTTAATCCAATTGATAATATGGAAAAGTTGCAATGTAATCATATAGATGGAAATAAAGAGAATAATATATATCCTGAAAATTTAGAATGGATGACATGTTCAGAAAATCATAAACACGCATATAGAATTGGATTAATGAGTAATAAAGGTGAAAATAATCCGATGTTTGGAAAAAAAGGTAAGAATTGTCCAAATTTTGGAAAACATCCTTCGGAAGAAACAAGAAAGAAAATGTCAAAAAAACAGAAGGGTGAAAATCATCCAATGTTTGGAAAACACCATTCAGAGGAAACAAAAAGGAAACAATCAGAGAAAAATAAAGGAAAAACACAAGGTGAGAAAAATTCACAATCAAAATTAATTGGAAAAAACATTATTGAAATTAGAAAATTATCGGATGAAGGAATATTAACTCAGAAAGAAATTGCTGAAAAATTTGGAGTTAATCAAACAACAATTTCAAAAATAAAATTAGGAAAACGTTGGTTACATATAAAAAATCGAAGGAAAAAGGAACAATGAATCTTCTCTTCTGTGATACAGAAACGGGAGGACTTGACGAAGAAGTTACTAGTTTATTGTCAGTAGGTTTTGCTGTATGGAACAATTATAAAATTGAAAGTACGCTTGAAATTTTTATAAAAGAACCAGTATTAAGAGTAACACCATCCGCCCTACAAGTAAATCAAATCGATTTAAGAGAGTTTAACCAAATAGGTGTTTCTGTTGAAGAAGCACGAAATAGAATAGAACAATTTATTTATCAGAATTTTGGATTGCATAAAGGAAAAGTTAAACTGGCTGGAATAAATATTAAATTTGATATAAATTATATTAAAAAATGTTTTGGTAAGAAATTTTTTAATAAGTGGTTCTCACACAGATCGGTGGATTTGCAATCGGCTGTTACATTCTTATATATTAAGAATACGATATCTGAAGATTGTTCTAGCAGCGAGAAAGCTTATAAATATTTCAATATTAATAAAGGAAAAGTAGAACATAGAGCTTTGAAAGACTGTCTTCATGAAATTGAACTATTTGAAAAATTATTGAGGTTAAAATAAAAAATGAAAAGAAAACACATTAAACATTATACTGACCTATATAGATGTTTCACTTTATTTACTTGGAATAAATGTTCCAAATGTGGGCAAGATTTTAGAAGAGAAAAAGGGTGGAGAGCTTTGACCGGTCCTTTTTATAACGGTAATGGAGTATGGCATTATCTGTGTTATGATTGTGCTCCAACCAGAGAAATTGCAGATGAATATTTTTTAAACAACAAATGGATTCCCCCAAAACCAAAAGGTCCACCTTCACCACCACAACATACAAGAGTTAGAAAAAATGTTCAATAAATTAAAAAAATGGAATGATTTGAGAAAAAGAAAAATTAAGATTAAAAAAGAATTTTGGGAAAAACATAAAAAATACCTCCCTAAGTATGATTGTAATAATGGAAATATATTAAATTGGAAAGTGGAATTATCAATATCGAAAAAATATGATTCGAATACTGGTGAAGCTATTTTAATTAATATTGTTCCTCATATAAAATGTAGTTCATATAACTCTATATATTATTCATATAATCATTATGAACATAAGACGTATTCTTATATTTTGGGATTTCCAAATACTTTGATATATGATGGAGAGAAAAATGAACAAGTAACTTGTAAAGCTTGAGGATATGAGAGAATTATCAAAGATAGAAGAAGTATATTTAGGCAATAAGATGAATCAAAGTGTTGAAGATAGTAATGTATATCAGGAATTGACAGAAGAAGATATTAAAATTCTATGTAGCATTAATAAAATATTGGTTGAAGAGGAAGCTTTTCAGTTATATGGAGTGCTTCTTCCTATTCGTACTGTTGGTATTCAAGGTGACAAACGAACATATTGGCGTGTTACTGCTCTTAGAAACACAATGTCAGTGTTTAATCTCGACTATGATTTGGAAAAGATTTCATTAAGAATTACTAATGAAATTATAGGTATTAATAGAGTTGTACTGGAATTGAAAAAACAAAGCTAAAATAAATAAGATTTTGTCTGAAAGAGGGATTGATAATGATTAATATAGATATAGGCGGTAAAAAACACGAAAGAACCATCAAGGGATTATGGAAAATAATGGATATTCAAGCCGGATCTGACTATATTTACGATATTAATTCCGGTAAGTCTATTCCTCTTCCAAACGATTCTGTTGATAATTGGTATATGAGCATGACATTAGAACATATTATTCCAACATTAACGGTGTTTGTTTTAAATGAATTATACAGAACATTGAAATCAGGAGGCAAAATAAGGATTATTGTTCCTGATGCTTTGGTAGCAATTAAATGGTTTATAAATGATCGTAAGAAATTAAGACAAAAAGGTTTACCATCAAAACCTGCTCACTTTCCTAGTACAGATATGAGCAGGTTATTTGCTTGGTTCTGTACTGATGATAGAGGAAAAAAGTCAGGACATTCAAATGCTTTCGATAAAGAAACTCTTAATTGGTATATGAGAAAGGCTGGATTTAGGAAGGTTAAATTTATGAGTTATAATAAATGTTCTGATATATTTAAAGGAAAAGACTATGAGAGATATAAGAATTATTCTTTATATGTGGAGGCAAAGAAATAATGGATGATATAATGAAATTTCTTGAAATCGAGAGACAACAAAATTTTTCTCCTCATGATGCAGAAAAAATTATTGAAATATTAAAAGAATATTTAATATGTGAATATAAAATTCTTTCAAACAAATTAATATTCAATTTCTGTGATAAAGAATATATTATTATTAATGAAGATGGAAATAAATATAGAATTAAAATGGGACACAAGTTAACATTGTTAAAATCGTTTGATGAATTGATTGGAAGTTTGCCAGATATATTTGATTATGAGAGATTAACTAAAAAACAAACTGGACGGCCAGAAACTTATATATATCTACCTTATCTACCTTCTGGAATTAGCGGTATTTCTGATGAAATAGAGATTGATTCGGCAGAATATTATCGTGGAATTTCTGGTTATTCTGGTTATAAATGATTTTCAACAATAAAGTTTCCAGAGAAAGGTGGGGTTATTATACTGCTCATAAACGAAGGAACAGAATGGTATCAAGGAACAGAGTGGAAGCCTGACAAAGCAAATGGAGTTTAAAAAATAAAAATGAATGATATATTAGATTTTCTGGAGGAGGAGAGAGAAAAGAATAAAAGAAGAGATAAAAAAGATTTGGAAAAAATTGAAGAATTTTTGAAGAGTATGTATGTATTTGATTATAAAATAACTGAATATTGTATTATGTTTGAAATAAAGGATTGTAAATTTACGATTTTATTCGATGGTTGTTATTCATATAGAGGTGAAACTAAGGATCGATTGTTTCCGTTTCCATTTAACACTATAAATTTGAATGTTGGGGAATTGATTTATCGTCTGAGAATGGAGATAATAATAATCAGAGAATCAAATATAATAGATGTGATAAATGATTTAGGAAAAATTTAAAGGAATATCGGGAATATAGTTTCGGGAATAGAATTTCAATTATATAAATACAAAATTGTTTCTAATCAGTTATTTTTGTGGCAAAAGATGTATAATTATAATGATGGAGATAAATATAGTTATATAAACAAAATTTAATCGTTTTTTATTGAGGTAGAAGGAGTTTAAGAAACATGGCAAATGACATTGATGATTTTTTAGAAGATGAAAAAGAACAAACATTTGAAGGTCTAAGCGAGATAATCGAACTAATTAAAAAACATTCAATATATAACTATGAAGTTTTAGGAAATCAATTAACATTTATAGCAGTAGGAAATACAAGGTTCAGAGTAACATATGTTAAAAAAGGAATTTGTCCAGAGTGTGGAAAAGAAACAAATTTTAATAGATTATCTAGAGTTTATTTTAAATTTTGTAGCCCGAAATGTAGTTCACAATCACTTGAAACTAAAAGAAAAATAAAGTTGACAATTAATAAGAGAGATGATGAATATGGATATCATATTAGGGTTGCGAATGATGAATTTTTACCCCTTATGGATGATTTTATTAATTCATTAGCTGATCTTAAAACAATTATGAACAGGTGGATTTCAATATATAAAAAATCATATACAGATCCGGATGAACATCAGCCAGATTGGGATTAATTAAATTCAGAATTATTACAAAAATTTAATTTTTTGTCCATTTGTACTATATTTTTCAAACAGTTACATTTTACATTTTTTTATTTTATGCAAAAAAATTGATGAAATACTACATATCGTATTGATTTAATTGGTGTAACAAAAAAATAATGAATTCTTAAAACATTTAAAAATTGAAGGAGGATGATAGGGATGAATAATGGAGTATTTACTATTGTTGACGATAGAGAAAATTTAGGGAACATGATAAGATTAGACTATATGAATTTGAACCAAAATATATAGGAGGAACTCAAGAGATGAGATTTGATTTATCGTTTGATGAATGTGATGTGTGTGATCAAAAATGGTTTGGGATAACTGCTGAGCATTATGGTATGATGTCTCATATATGTTTTAACTGTATTGATAAACAAAAAGAGCGATTATAGGAGAAATAAAATGTCTAAATGTTTAATTGTTGGGGAGTGTGGGATAAATCACAATGGGAATTTAACAACAGCCTTTAAGTTAATTGAAGATGCTAAACAAGCAGGTTGTGATTTTGTTAAATTCCAAAAAAGAACAGTAAATTTGGTTTATACGAAAGAAGAATTGGACAAACCAAGGCGATCTCCTTGGGGAACAACAAATAGAGAACAGAAAAATGGTTTAGAATTTAATGAACAAGATTATGATGATATTAATGAATATTGTCGAGTTAATAGTATACCTTGGTTTGGCTCTCCTTGGGATGTAAAATCTGTTGAGCTTCTGGCTTTATATAAACAGCCATATATAAAAGTAGCTTCTGCTTTAATGACAGATTTTGAGGTATTAAAGGGGATTAAGGAAACAAAGATTCCAGTGATTGTTTCTACTGGTATGACAACTAAGATAGAACTTGACAATGTTTTAAGCTACTTAGACAGCCAAGTTGAATATATTTTAGCTTGTACATCGACATATCCAACTCCTCCGGAAGAAATAAATTTAAATTTTATTAAAACATTGAAAGATGAATATCCAAGATATAAAATTGGGTTTTCAAACCATTTTCAAGGAATTACCTACGTTATTTGTGCTGCTGCACTAGGTGCTGAAATGATTGAATTCCATATAACTTTGGATCGGTCGATGTATGGATCTGATCAAGCTTCTAGTATTGAACCTACGGGAGTAATAAAGATTGTTAAAGCTATAAGAGCTATAGAAACTGGTATGGGTGATGGCAAATGGCACGTGTTCCCTGGAGAAAAACCAATTAAAAAGAAGTTAAGAAAGACAAAATTTTATGGATATGGTTGTGGTTGTAATAAAATAGATAGATCGAAAGGTATATCTGGATATGTTCCAAAGAAGGAGATTTAAAATATGACCGATGAAAAGATTCTAGAGGTCTTAAATCGTTATGAATGTTTGTTTAACAGATACAGACATAGATTGATGGAATATGAGGGTATAGAGATTTTTATACATATGTTAACAATGATTCCTAAAATGAGAGAATTTCTCAAAGAAGGGAGAAGAGAAAAAACATTTAGATGGTTGGGATTTATCCAAGGTGTGCTGTGGGCAAAAGGGGTTTTTAATTTAGAAGAATTGAAAAATCATAATCGTCCTGAAGGGGAAGAAGCGAGTTAAGAAATGATAAATGATTTAATCTTTTTGTTTTTTATAATTTATAGTATCTCTGGTTTAGGTTATGTTTTTTATTGGCTCGTGACTTATAATCCAAGGAAATATAGGAGAAAGAAATGATATTTGAATCACGATATGGTATTGGTAGTATTGTTAAATTAGAATCAATATATGGAGACCATAAACCAATTCATGGTTGTATAATAAGTGGAGTTTGTTTCTATCTTGATAAAGTTAAATATAAAGTTCAGCTTCCAGCAGGTGAATCATGGTTTGGTATTAGTGTAGAGGTTGATAGTAAATATATTTCTGATAATAGTACGGAAGAAACAAATGAAAAAGAAGAGGTATGTGAGGTTATCACATTAAAAAATGACAGTTAAATGTAAAAAATGTAATTTTAAAGCAGATGCTTCTGAGTTTAAGCGAGTATTAATTATGCCAGGCAAGGGAATGGATTATGCTTGTCCTAAGTGCGATACAATGGGAATTATTAATGGTAATCTTGCATTTGTGGTTGAAGTTAACACAGGAGAGTCTTCTAAATCAGTGGAAGATATCATAAAAGGATTGAAAGAACAATTTAGGAAGAAAAAGGAGAGTAAATTTGAAGGATGCCAAAAATGAAACCAGGAATTTATTGTAGTCATATTGATTTATGTGCAGTTGTGTATGATAGAAGAACAATGGGAATTGTTAAATCACATGTTCCAGAAAATAAAGTTATTGAGACTGAATTATGGGGTAATCCTTTAACGTTAAATTTAAACAAAATGATCGCAACTGTAATATGGAAAGATGGAACCAAAAGAATCTAAAAGAATTACAGAATATAATGAATTTAATATTAGTTTTGAACCATTCAAAATGTGAGGAAAGTTATGACGTATGAAAATTTAAAGGTATTATGGATTAAAAATTTATGTTTTAAGTTGCCGGATGACTTCTCTGGTGGTTTGTCCGATGCTTTGCGTTTGTTAGCTGATTATCATGATCGAGTTAAGAATACAGAAAGACATGAAACAGGAAATCCAATTGTTGGGAGGGGTATATTATGGATCAAAAAATAGAAGAATTATTGATTGAAATTTCAATGTTACACGATGATTTAAGTGATACAAAAAAAATGTTGGGTGAAAAACAGAGAGAATTACAGTCAGTTTGTCGGCATGAGAAAGTTCAAAAAATGATTGTAAAAGGTGATTTATTATTCTTTTCAAAAGCTGGATTGGAATCTCCGAAAAATGGTTCATATATAATTTATCAGTGTTTAATTTGTATGGCAGAAATGTTTCGTGAACAGGAAGATCCAGAGTTGGAAAAGAGAGTAGTTAAATGACAAAGCAGGAATATGACAGGGTTGTTGAATTTGTTGCCAAGAGAATCTATATGTTTGATGAATTATTCTTTCGTTCTTATGGTGGCATGTATAATGAAAAAATATTAAGAATGTTTAGAGATCATGAATTTGAAAAAGAGTGGGATGAATTCAAAAAAGAAGTGGAGAAATATCCAGAACATTGTGGTGACTGTACAGGCGTGGCTTCTCCATGTTTAAGATGTCAGTATGAAGAGTATTTAGAAGAGGCAAGAGAAGAATTAAAAAAAGCAGGTGTTGCAATGTGATATTTGCACCGTTTAGTAGGGTTCATTTTATGATGGTGAATAACATATTAAAAAGGAGCTAAATGTGAAAGAAATTTGGAAAACAATAGAAGATTTTCCTGATTACGAAGTTAGTAATTTAGGAAGAGTTAAAAGTTTCAAAAAATATAAAGAGGGAAAAATATTAAAACCACAAAAAAATAATGGTGGGTATTTATATGTTAATTTATGGAAAGATGGAAAACAATATACTAAAACAATTCATCGACTAGTTTTAGAAGCTTTCAACCCAGTTGAAAATATGGATCGATTTGAATGTAATCATAAAAATGGGCTTAAATTATATAATATATATCCAAATAATTTAGAATGGGTAACAAGATCAGAAAATCAAAAACATGCTTATAAAATTGGATTAAAAAAGGGATTGAAAGGTGAAAATCATCCAATGTTTGGAAAATATGGTGAAAATCATCCAATGTTTGGAAAACATCACACAGAAGGAACAAAGAAAAAACAATCGGAAAAGAAGAAAGGTAAAAATAATCCAATGTTTGGAAAATGTCATTCAGAAGAAACGAGAAAGAAACAATCAGAAAGATTGAAGGGTGAGAATCATTATTTGTTTGGAAAACACCCATCAGAAGAAACAAGAAAGAAATTATCAGAAATAAATAAAGGTGAAAACAATCCAAATTACGGAAAGCATCCATCAGAAGAAACAAGAAAGAAACAATCAGAAAAGGCTAGAGGTAAGTATAAAGGAGAAAATAATCCATCAGTAATATTAACAGAAAAAGATGTTATTGAAATAAAGATGGATTTAAAAGAAGGGAAATCAACACAGAGAAAAATTGCGGAGAAGTTTGGAATTCACGAAAGTACAATTTCAAAAATAAAACTTAATAAAATATGGTCACATATAAGGATTAAAGATGAAAAATAATTATATAGAAAAATATATTGGACAGCATCTTATGCGAATCGATATTAAACAACGAGGAATTTGTGGTACACTCAGAAAATGGAAATCTGGTGATGTAAATGCTAAGCGTGAGCCGGAATTATTATATCTTCTTGAAAAAGAAATTCGACCTGGAATTGTTGTTGTTGATTTGGGAGCCAATATTGGATATTTAACCTTGATCATGGCTAAATTGTTGAATAACGGAGGTTTCGTACATGCGATCGAACCAGATCCAAGAAATGTAGCGTTATTGAGATATAATATAAAAATTAATATTGATAAATTTGGATATCCGATTAAGATGTATGATTTGGCCATATCAAACAAAAAAGGAAAAATTAGATTTTTTTTAGGAAGTTCTTCAAATTTATCCAGTGTTCATAAAACAAGATCGAGCAGAAAATCTATAATTGTAAAAACTAATACTCTTACTAATTTTTTTAGAAAAAAAGATAAGCCTAATTTTATTAAAATGGATGTGGAAGGACACGAAGTTGAGATACTAGATGGAGCTTATAATATGTTTAAAAATTATAAATTCCCATGTAAGATTGTCATGGAAATACATTCTGCTTTTTATTCTAAAAAACATAGCCTAGAAGAACAAATGAGAAGATATATTTATGATTTAGAATTCAAAACCAAATATGTTGTATCTGCCGGTGTTTTAATTCCTGATTTATTTAAAGAATTGGGATATACGAAACCGATCATGAAATTTAAATCTTCAGGATATTGGAGAGGAATATATAATAATTTCAGCGATGAAGATATGATTAAAGTTGCTTGTTGGCCCCATAGACAGTTAGTGAAAGAAAGGCATAAAGTATCGAGAAAAATTGTACGATACGTGATGATTGAGAGGAAATAATTAAAGTGAATTTAAAAGGTAGTATATTATAATGGAGGCAGTGGACACCACCACATACCACCCGCTGTCTCCTTTATAATATTTGGATATTTATGTTACAAAAACTTAATTTTAAACCTGGTTTTGACAAAATGGTCACGGATTCCGGAGCAGAATCTCAATGGGTCGATGGCGATTTTGTTAGATTTAGATACGGACTACCTGAAAAGATAGGTGGCTGGAGTCAACTTACAAATTCTTATAATACTTTACCAGGTGN